GACGGAAAGCCGTTGCCCCCTGAGTACGAATACATAAAAGCCCCACTAGATTCATTGAATATGAAACAGGGGAACAAACTTTGCGAATACGAGATGGGGTTAACGGCTGACCTTGAACCTTGTGGGTTCTGGGATGATGAAGTATGGTATCGAGGCATAGCTGATTTAGTTATACTTGATAAAGAAACCAAGACTGCTTGGGTAATAGACTACAAAACAAGTAAGAGTGCAAGGTACGCTGACAAGGGACAGTTAGAACTTATGGCACTTTGTATATTTAAACATTTCCCTGATGTAGAAACAGTGAAGGGCGGATTGTTGTTTGTGGTATGTAATGAACTTATACGTGACAAGTATTTCAAGGAAGATGAAGCTGACATGTGGGCGAAGTGGTTAGCTGACTATGCACGTATGGAGCAGGCTTGGAAGAAAGACGTATGGAATGCCCATCAAAGTGGGCTATGTAAAAGACATTGTATAGTAACTGAATGCATACATAATGGTAGACACTAATGCCATATAAAAATCCTAAAGATAGAAAGAAACAAATCAACCCCCCTGTGGGAAGTAAGGCGCACGAGGCTAGGATGGAACGCCAACGTGCAAGGCGTGAGTACGATAAGAAGAATGGTAAAGGAAAGCGTAAAGGTATGGACATAAGCCACAAGAAGATGTTGAGTAAAGGTGGTACAAACAAGGATGGGTATAAATTAGAAAGTCCTAGTAAGAATAGATCTAGGAATGGTAAAACCAAAAAGAAAAAGTAGTTTTTGCTTGGTGCTCGGACGTTTAGCTTGATGCGTCGTTAAACAACGTGGTAAGTTCCTCCTCTGCTTGAGTAATACCACAAAAAATCAAGTTAGCTATGGGTTTGATTAGAAGTCCCACATAAACAGACCTAGCCCCATCTGTAGCGAAGCGGGGCTAATTTTATCGTAGAGCGAAGACCGCTTTACGAGGTTAACTGGTGGAGATAACAATTGAAGATTGTAGAGAACAAGGCCCTGCTATTGAACTTACGTCACCCCGGCAGAGTGACAAATGTAATACCTAAAAGTAAAGAATTATCTACTCACGAAGTTATCGTAAACTGGGGAGTAGATGAAGTGCAGGTATTACGGAACCTAAACATAAACGCTCCATCACCTATTGAAGGTAGGTACAAGTGGACAGGGATGTATGACCCGTATGACCATCAAAAAACTACCGCTAGTTTTTTAACCTTGAATAAAAAAGCCTTTTGTTTCAATGAACAAGGCACAGGTAAGACAGCCAGTGCTATCTGGGCATCAGATTACTTGTTGGATCAGAACAAGGTGAACCGCGTCTTAGTTATATGCCCACTATCTATCATGGAGTCGGCATGGCGCAATGACTTATTTAATTTTGCTATGCATCGTAAGGTAGATGTAGCCTACGGAGCGGCAAAGAAACGCAAAGAAATAATAAACAACGGTGCTGAGTACGTAATCATAAACTATGATGGTCTGGAGATAGTAGCGGACGAGGTAGCCAACGGTGGGTTTGACTTAATCATTGTGGACGAAGCTACACACTATAAAAATGTACAGACAAAGCGTTGGAAAACCTTAAACAAATTAGTAAATAAAGATACTTGGTTGTGGATGATGACTGGTACACCTGCCGCACAGAGTCCAACGGATGCGTATGGTTTGGCAAGGTTAGTTAATCCTGCAAATGTACCACGTTTTTTTGGTTCGTTTAGAGATAAGGTAATGGTAAAGATTACTAATTTTAAATGGATACCAAAAGAAGATGCTACCGAAACAGTTCACAGTGTACTTCAACCTGCAATACGTTATACAAAAGAAGAATGCCTAGATTTACCACCTATGGTGTATGTCAAACGTGAAGTCGATATGACAAGGCAACAAAAGAAATACTATAACGAGTTGAAGAACAAGATGATTACCCAAGCGGCAGGGGAACAAATCACTGCGGCAAATGCGGCTGTTAATATGAACAAGTTGTTACAAATATCGTCAGGTGCTGTATATGCCGATAATGGTGATGCACTAGAGTTTGATATAACTAATCGTTATAAGGTGATGCGTGAAGTAATTGATGAGTCAAGCAAAAAAGTATTGGTGTTTGTCCCATTCAGACACACCATCGACTTACTTACACAGAAGTTGCGTAACGATGGTATAACAACAGAGATAATTAATGGTGATGTACCTGCGCCAAAACGCACAGACATATTCAAACGGTTTCAAGAACAAGATGATCCGAAGGTGTTAGTTATACAACCACAGTCTGCGGCGCACGGTGTTACGCTTACAGCCGCGAACACAGTTATATGGTGGGCCCCTACCAGTTCATTAGAAACATACGCACAGGCGAACGCTAGGGTGCATAGATCAGGCCAAGACCAAAAATGTACGGTGGTACATCTTCAAGGATCGTACGTAGAGAAACGTGTTTACACACTATTGGACAATAGAATAGACGTTCATACAAAAATGATTGATCTATATAAAGAAGTGCTTGACTAGTACACAATAATACGCTATTTTGACTGTCCCTTTTGTAAAGGAGCGTAAAATGAGTGAAGAAAAGTTGAATGCTGAGAAGCTAACTGCTGTTTATTTGAAGATAAAAGATAAGCGTAGTGAGTTATCAGCAGAGTTTAAAGAGAAAGATGCTGAGTTATCCGATCAGTTAAATAAGGTTAAGAAGGCTTTGTTGGAATACTGTGAGGAGCAAGGTGTCGATAGTGTAAGAACTTCTGCGGGATTGTTTTACCGTTCTGCCAGAACACGTTATTGGACTAGTGATTGGTCTTCGTTGCATGAGTTTATTCTTGAGAACGAGGTTCCAGAACTATTAGATAAACGTGTTAACCAGAGCAACATGAAACAATTCTTGGAAGAGAACCCATCCCTTGTACCCAAGGGGCTAAACGTAGATTCAGAATACGTTGTTTCAGTAAGGAGAAAGTAATGTCAGATAATTTTGTTCCAATTGGTGATGTAGCCGATAGGTTTAGTGTATCTAGACATACAGTACGGCAGTGGTTGCGCAAAGGCAAGATCCCTTCGGACATGTATATCAAGATCGGTAACACTTATCGTTACAACCTTCAAGGGATTGAAAACGCTTTTTTGAGTACCAATAAAGAAGTAGCAGAGGTAGTTGAAGAAGCAGTCAGTGACTTTGAGTTTGGTACTGATATGCTAGATGAGGACTTCTAGTGAGAAGGTTAAGCATACGCGGTGGTAAGTTTACGCTAATAAAAAGTAGTGGTGAAGAAGTTCTACCCAACGATAGCGTAGATGTAATCATTGTAAATGCTGCACCTGTGTCTAGATCTTACTTTGGTGACAGGTTTGACCCTAACAAGTCTACTGCACCAGTGTGTTGGTCTAATGACACGCAAAGACCATCTTCGGATGTATCACAGGAAAACGTGCAATCAGGTAGGTGTATGGATTGCACACAAAATGTACGTGGTTCTGGTGAACATGGTGGTAGGGCTTGTAGATTTCAACAACGTCTTGCTGTCGCATTTGAAGATGATATTGATAAGATCTATCAATTACAGATACCTGCCAATTCTATATTTGGTAGAGCGCAAGGTGGGAACATGGGCATGCAAGAGTATGCTCGCCATCTATCTGCACACGATAGGTCAGTACATACGGTTGTCACAAACATTTCGTTTGATAAAGACAGCATTGTCCCAAAACTTTATTTTAAACCTATGCGACCAATAGATAGAGAAGATGGAATAGCAGTTACAAAGATGGTGGTGCACGAAGACACTAAACGCGCTATCACTGCATTTGTACCTGTAACGAGAGAACCATCACCTTTTTCTACTGTGGAAGGTGGGTTTGATATAAATGCAAACTAAGGTAATTAATTATGAGTAATACAAGTAGTTATGTTATAGAAAACGTTGAGGCTCTTTGGCCTCGTATCAATAAACCATATCGTTTTGATAACGCAGAAAACCGCACTGTACCGTGTGATGCGTTTGACGATAACGCCAAGTATGAAATGAAATTTCGTATGACTAAAGATCAGGCTAAATCTCTGTACGGCGCTATGTGTAAAGCATACGAAGAAAAGAGAGAGAAGAGTTGGCCTGAGAAAATCGAAATGCCTTTCACTAAAGATGATGATGGTATGTATTCGTACAAAGCATCATTGAAAGGGGCGTATGGAAAAGAAGCTACGTTAAAGCCTGTACAATATGATTCAAAAGGAGTTAAACTACCTGATGATTTCATGCTTACTACAGGTAGCACTGTTAATGTAGCAGTTGTGTTTATTCCATATAGTATGCGTGATGCAAATGTATCCCTACGTCTAAGAGCGGTACAAGTCATTAAGTACGTACCGATGGAGACATCTTCACCGTTTGGCAAAGTGGATGGTGGTTTTGAATTCCAAAAAGAAGACAATCCATTTGAGGTGGTAGAGCCCAAATCGGTTGATAATGTAATTGAAGGCGACTTTGGTGACACACCAGAGCCTAAAAAAGTCAGTAAAAAAGCAACACCTAAACCAAAAAAGACTGACTCTGATCTTGCCTCAATCGTAGACGACTGGGACGATTAATCCCAAAACTAGCTAGCTTTTGCGAAAAGGGGGCAACCGCCCCCCTGCTATCTCTACCCTCGGAACTAGGAATGTATTATGAACACAGAAGTATTTCTGAAAGAAGTATTGGGGAGCCAAGGATACTACTGTTTATTTGCATACAAATTAGGTGAAGATAAGCTAACCCAGAAGTTTTACAAAACCGTATCGGAATTAGCAGATGCGGCAAAGGAATTGGATGCGCGAGGATATAATGCGTACTATGGGTTAGCTACTTTTAATGAGTCAAACTCTAGAAAAGTCACCAATGTAAATGAACTGAAGTCTTTCTTTTTGGATTTAGATTGTGGAGAATCTAAAGACTACCCTAGCCAAACTGAAGCGTTACAAGACTTACGTAGGTTCTGTAAAGAACTACAGTTACCAAAACCCTTATTGGTTAACTCTGGTAGGGGCGTACATGTTTATTGGTTGTTAGATGAAGCCATAGGTGTGGACGAGTGGGTTCCTGTTGCAGAGCGCCTAAAGAAATTATGTAAAGAGAAGAACCTGCTTGCTGACCCTGCGGTTACAGCGGATGCGGCTCGTGTGCTACGTATACCTGACACCCACAATCATAAGTCTAATCCGCCAACAGAGGTTGGATACTTTGGTACACATGTACCTGAACCTATAAGTCTTGAAAGGTTTTCTAATAAACTTGGTATGGACTTGATACCAGCTCCCAAAAAATTAGAACCTTTACCCGCCAGTGCAGTTATGGAAACACTTATGGGTAACAAACAGTTTAAATTTAAAGACATAATAACTAGAGAATCTAGTTGTGCGCAGTTGGTTGACATAGTAGCAAATCAAGAAGAATGTAGTGAGCCTATATGGAGAGCAGGTTTATCTATAGCTAAGTTCTGTTCTGATGGACAGAAAGCCGCACACGTTATGTCTAAGAATCACCCTGAGTATTCAGCGGATGAGACACAAGATAAGTTTGATAAGATTAAAGGCCCGTACTTGTGTAGTCATTTTGATGAATTTAAACCTGATGTATGTACCAAGTGTCCGCACTGGGGCAAGATAAAATCACCAATCACTTTGGGTGGTAGTGTAAGAGAAGCATCTGAAGAAGATAACGTAGTAGAAGCACCGGCTTTGGATTTACCTGATGCACCGACCACTACGTACGTTATTCCGACGTACCCAAAGCCATACATACGAGGCGCTAATAGTGGTGTATATATACGTACTGCTGATGAAGAGGGTGATCCAATTGAAGAACTCATATATCACAACGATATATACGTAGTTAATAGAATTGTGGATGTAGATTTAGGTGAAGCAGTGGTAATACGTTTACATCTACCACAAGATGGTGTGCGTGAATTTACAGTGCCCCTTACAGCAATAACTTCAAGAGAAGAATTTAGAAAACAAATGTCCATGCAAGGCGTGGCAGTAACAAAGATGGATAAACTTATGACTTATATGACTACTTGGATTAACGAGTTACAGGCTACTACAAAAGCTGATGAGGCTCGTACCCAGTTCGGTTGGACTAACGATAGGCATGAAGCGTTTGTTGTAGGCAATCAAGAAATATCAAGAAATGGTGTTAAGAGTAACCCACCGTCTCAGGCAACCGCAGGTCTGTTTAATGCGTTCAAGCCAAAAGGCTCGTTAGAACAATGGAAAGATGTAGCTAACTTTTATAACCGCGAAGGCTTTGAGTTACACCAATATATAGTGGCTACATCGTTTGGTTCACCCCTTATGTCGTTAATGCCTGTAGCATGTTCG